CCCGCGGGTGGGGGGGGGGGCGGGGGCGCCGCCCAGTCGTCTATGATATTTCCGGCATGGGCGCTACCTGACTTTCTATATATCTCAGTCGGTGTAGGAGGAGCAGGTGGTACAGGTTCTACAACAGTATCTACTGCTGGTGCTGCTGGCATTGCAAGCTATGTATGTTTAACGCCTCTCGTTTCAGGTGGTGTGACCCCAGTCAACTTCATCTTGTGTCAAGCAAACGGAGGTGCAGCAGGGACAAATGCGGCAGGCGCAACTGCTGGTGGTGCAGGCGCAGCAGGGTCTGCTACTACAATTGCAAACTCACCCTTTGCTGGATTAGGTTTCGCAGCATGGGGTATGGCCGCTACTAACGTAAGTTTATCTGGGGGTACTGGAACTACTGGTATTGCTGGGGGTGTAGCAGTCGCAGGTGCAGCTCTGACTATTCCAGTCACTGGCGTAATGGTGTGTGGTGGTACAGGCGGCGCGGGTGTCGGCGCAGCAGCAGCCGTTGGTGCAGCAGGTGGAGCGTATACTCTCCCAGCGGGTAACTTCTTCCCGGTTCACGCAGGTGGTATCGGCGGTGCAACATCTACAAGTAGTGGCGGTGATGGTGCTAACGGCTATCAACCAATCAAGGGTCTCAACTTCTTCTACGGTGGTACAGGCGGTGGATCCTCAGGTGCAGCTACAGGAGCAGCAAGCGGTGGTAAAGGGGGCGCCGGTGGCAGGGGGTCTGGAGGTGGAGGCGGTGGAGGGTGCTTCACCGGCGGCGTAGGAGGTGCAGGCGGACGCGGCGGTGATGGCCTAGTCGTTGCAACAGCGTGGTAATAAGGAATAATATGAAAGCATTATGGTATAAAATATTTGATTGGTTTGTCACTCGTATAGGAAATACAAACTGGAAGTTTAAGAACGGGTTAACGCAAGAAGAAAAAGATATTATTCGTGCTAAACTTGTGCCTAACTATTATATTATACTTACAAGAAGTAATAATCATTTAGCTACGTTTTTTATCGGTCTCGCCACATTTGCCTTGTCGTGGAAGTGGGGATTTTGGCCACACGTATTAATGAATCTCGAGGACGAGTTGATGTCAGATGCTGATTTTAGATTAGTTGAAGCTACAAAGAAAGGAATACATTACTCTACGTTCGATGAGGTGTTTACAACAAACAGTGTGGCATTACTTAAACCTAAGTCTATGACTGTAGAACATTGGACAGAGGTAATGGACAAGGCAAAGACAGAGTTAGGCAAACCATATGACACATTATTTGATCTTAAGAATGATAATGCCTTGAGTTGTGTAGAACTGGTTAGAACCGCGTTAATGGCTGAGCCACATTATGCAGAGGATTTTGCTAACTTCGAGGCAATGATTGCTCATAATAAAAATCTAACACCGGATATGTTCTATAGCTGCCCGGACTTCGAAGTGGTATTTGAAGTCAGACGATAGGGTGTTGGCTAATGATTATTTTTATTTTATCTATCGCCTTTTGATTACAGAAACTTATTTTAGCACCTTGGTGCATTGGTTTCGGCCAGCAAGGCATGTTTATCCAACAATACCCGCAGCTCTCGTGGTTTAGTATAGGTATAAACTCTGACTTTACAACCGATACAAACGAATAGTATTTGAAGTGTTTATCTCTGCTTTGGTAAGAGTCAAACGGATATATTTTTTCTATATCGGGTATTTCTCCCATTTCTTCAGACAGTTCACGCAATAATGCTTCTTTAGGCTGTTCGCCTGATTCCATCATTCCACCCCATAACGACCACTCCATTGCGTGTGTCTTATGTGGTGCTCTTAGATTTAATAATATGCGATTTGTTTCTGTGGAAATAAAAACTGTACCTACACCTATTTTATCTGTATCATTCGTAAACATCTATCGTACCATCGGCCGTTTGTATAATATTATCGATGCGCCATTTTCCTGGTCCATACTCTCCGTAATATGTATATGACCATACATTGTCTTTAAACATATATTGCACACCTGTGGTGTTATTTACCAGATATTGTGTGCCTGTAGAATTTCGTGAATCAAATATAACAACCCACTTTATTCCGTTATATTCTATAATATCATTTGGATATACTATTAATCCCGAGCCCCACGGACTTGTCGATACACCCGGCGGAATAGCAAGATCATTGGTTGCAGCATTAGCGGATGTTATAAGATATCTTTGTCCTGCCACTGCTGCAGGAAGCCCATCGCCGGGCATAACTTCAACCGGATCAATAATATCACTTATAGGTAAAATCGTTGTAGCAGGAAGTGAATCGACATCAGGTGTAAAAATAAGCACGTTTTTTCTATCTAAATCTTGTGTTATATCGCCTATAACGTCAGAATAGCTAATGTCTATGTTAGGGTCTATTTTTAGCCGGATTTTGGTTATATTAGTGCTTATTTGTCCGTATGCAGCAATGAGAGTCTGCCAGCTAAGTTCGGGCAGAATCGAGCCGTCTGCGTTTATTAATGTAATCTCGTCCTGGCCATTATTTCTTTCTACACGTATTTTATAGTTGCCTTCTGTAGTAATAATCTGTGTAGGAATAGAACTAATAGATGTTCTAAATGCATCATAGTTTCCGTTCATACTTTCTTCGAGCCCAACAATCTCTACGTCACTAAACACATTTGTAACAATCTCGGCAACAAGCGTGCTCCTTTTAACTTTTGCAGGAGGGTTTATCCACACAGGAACCTTAAATCTCCAACTCATTACATCACGCTCAATCTCTCCGCCCTGAGGAACAGATCTATTTGTCCATGTTGTATTATCCATCCAAACTTCAAATATACTTGTCCAATCTAATAAGTTATTGTTTTGCTGTAGTTGAATAGATGGGTTAAAAATAGAATCTATTTGTTCTCTTATTTGAAACTTAGTTGTTGTGTTTGTTGTCCAGCAGTCTAACTTGAGTATCATTTCATACGGCACAGGCATGTATCTTTCTACATCATATCTTATGCCGGGTTGATTGGTGTATTGCCCTGTAATAGGATCAACTGCTCTCTCCATGGTAGATACCTTTCCTACAAACTGAGAATCTTGCCTGCGGGTTGGATCCATATTTATTGCCTCTATATACGCACTAAACATAGGTGACGGCATTAGAGTATTTTCACTTACACCTTTGATTATTTGTGCAACCATAGACGATGGATCACCATACATAATAGGCACCCGTTTGATTTCGTATGCACCATTTGCATCTGGCCCTGATTTATATTTTATATCAGAGAACATCCGTATAAACTGTACCAAATAACGGCGGTACTGCCCATCATAAAAAAATCCATTTACCTAACCTCCTGATTTCTTTGTAGTTTTCTTAGTGCCATGCCTTCTCTACGGCTGGCAGCGCCTTCCACCCCGAATATTTCTTCCCATGTTTTTCCTAACTTCATTCCTTTTGTTGCACTGGTACCGCCCTTGTTAGGGTGTTCTTTTCCTAACATCACACCACCGTCTTTTCTTGTCCATCCTCTGTTTGTACCTTTTAATCTTTTTCTGGTATGACTTTCCTTTTGTGCAATCTTCATTCTTTCGACAGAATCGGGACGATGCTTAATACCAGACCTGAATCTGTCCTTTGATGTATTATACCCTTTGTTAACAGAATCGAATTTTTCTATAAATTCTACTTCTTTATCTATGATTTCTTGCTCGACGTCCGATTCAAACAGTATTTCGTGAATCCAGTCTTCGGTACCGTATTTATTTAACGCCGCAAAGAATTTTCGTCTTTTATTTCTTTTTGCATCGGAAATATGTTCTGCCCATCTTGCTTCCATAGTTTTTACTGTTAACCCGACATAACATTTATCACTGATTATGCATGTATGTTTATATACTATCATTAGTTACCTTTCTTTGCAGCTCTATCGTCTGCTATTTTAGCCCTTGCTGCTTCGGTAGCAGACACCTGTGTTTTTCTATCAGCGTATAGATCAACCTTCTGACGAACAACCTGCGACAGTGATTGTTTTTCAGGTATGACTGTGCCGTCTTGCAACACTGTATCTTTGTTATTGTCAATGAATGTATCCAATACTCTATTATATGCCGTCCAGTGCTTCATTACATTTACTTCTATTAGTTTATATGTATTACCTTGTTTTTGGAATAATCTCTCTGGTGTATAATCTAATCTTAAATAATACTCACCATCTTGCATAGTTAATGGAAATGATAACCCTGCACCTGCTAATGGTGCACCATTAGGTGGAACACCATCACCGCTATAATAGTTACTGCCTATCACTGGATATCCTTTATCGTCTATGTATATGTAGAGATTAGCACTTTCGAAAAACTTAGGATCAAAGAATGCATTCTTTTCTGCTTCTGCGACTATGCCGTCTGTTATGCCGATTATCCTGCAGAACAAATCTATTGAGTTTGTTATATTAGGATTTATGCCTGTTCCTGGATTACCACTACTGTCAGCAGTATCTGTGAAACCGTCTGGCATAATGCCTATGCCTTGTCCTATACCTCCGGCAGTTTGTCCTGTTCCTGCTTGATCTATTATTTCTTTAAACTCTGGTCCTGCTGTCATAAGTTTCACCTTGGTTAGCCAAATATGTGGAAACCACTTTTGTCCATATCCCGCCGCAGCCCACATAGCATCCTGCACTACATAATATTTGTTTATCCCTACCGCGTTGTCGAATATAGGAACATCTCTCATGTTTGGAAACTCTAACACATCGCCCGGTATAAGTTTTCTACCTATTGCATCTATCATATCATTATAATGAAACTGCACCCTAATAGTATCAGAACTAAGAAATATACCAAACTGCGATAAATCGTAGTTTATATCTTGTGGAGCATAATGCCCTCTTAGCTCAATAACATCTGGGTTATATTTTCGTGCTGTATTTTCTAAGAATAATACATCTTGGATTGATGTAATGGTGGTATCAACATTACCGGTTGAGTCTATAGTCGGCCCTTCATATAGGTGTATAAGAATACCTGCTCCACCTATATTAAAGTTTTCTCCAATCGCTCTATCTGTGAAGTTAAAATCTGCGCCCTTCGCCGCATTCCAGAGAGAAATTTTTGCCATCTTGTGTCCTCATTTTAACTATTTATCATAAAACTAATATGAAAGAATATGTCATCTATGATAAATATAGGAGTATTGAGGAATAATAAATATGTCACAAAAATATCCGCGAGTTGCCCCAGGTGTAACAATAATAATGGATGAAGCATCAAATGGTGTATCATCGAGGCTGACTGCAGACCCACTGCTAACTTTACCAGCAGATACCGGCGTAAGTGGTTATAGTGGCGTAAGTGGGTTTAGTGGATATCAAGGTATAAGTGGATATAGTGGCTATAGTGGCTATAGTGGTACAAACGGCATCATCGGATTAGACGGCGTAAGTGGGTACAGCGGACTGCAAGGAATACAAGGTGTAAGTGGATATAGTGGCATAGATGGATTAGTGGGAACAAGTGGATATAGTGGTTACAGTGGCTACAGCGGCTTAGACGGCGCGGCAGGAACAAGCGGTTATAGTGGTATAAGCGGGGCAGTCGGTACCAGCGGTTATAGTGGTATAAGCGGTACAGGTGGATTGATAGAAGGGGTAGTTGGTCCCACAGTAGTAGGCGATGTTACCCCCATTACACTTTCCCCGGATCTATCAACCGGCACAGTTTTTATATATGAGCTATGGGGGTCTATTATTATTAACGACCTAACTAATGCTGCATCGGGTTCTAGTGCTACTATTATATTAATACAAGGCGGGGAAGGTGGCAACACGTTAACATCGACTATACCTTTTGCAAGCGGTATAAAAACACTAAGCACTGCCATTGGCGCAGTAGATATGATAAGCATATTATATGCAGGGACAACATATTATGCATCTCTTACGACAGGATATGTATAATGCGTAGTGCTGTAGCAGGATTTAGATGGCCGCGGGCTACTGTGCCGATATCTAACTTATATGGCTGGGGATTCAATACACAAAAACAACTCGGTCTAGGACCAACAACACCTAATCCGGTAACAACACCTACAGCAATAGATACAAATGTATGGCGCAGTATGGCAGTAGGTAGCAGTTTTTCTGTAGGTATAAAAACCAATGGAACAATATGGTCGTGTGGGGTAAATGATTCGGGGCAGTTAGGTAGAGGTGTAGCGCCGGCGGTAACTGATGTATTTACGCAAATAGGCACTGGAACAACATGGTCAAAAGTTAGTTGTGGATTTAATCATACCATTGCAACACAAACAGACGGAACAATATGGGCATGGGGAAATAATTCAAACTATAAGTTAGGTATTGGCACTTCATTGGGTACAACATCCCAATATACTCCTGTGTTACAACAAACATCTGTAACAACACAAGATATTATATGGGCTACCAGCCAAAATACTTTTATAATAAAAACAAGCGGTACGGAAGGAACACTGTGGGCCTGTGGGCAAGGCGCCGGCGGCACGATGGGGTTTGGTGATACAACTCTTAGAGATACACCTACACAAGTAGGGTCAGCAACAAACTGGACCGGAATAGTAGCCGTAAATAATGTAACATCTGCGGTAAATTCAGCAGGAGAGTTATGGGCATGTGGGGATAATTCTCTAGGTCAGACAGGCACTGGCTCTACATTGCCGACTAATCTACTTACTTTAACCAACACATCATCTGGAACAAGTTGGAGTAAGATTGCAAGAGCTAATGATACAGGGTTTGGTATCAAAACCGACGGAACATTATGGTCATGGGGTGGATCATCAACTGGATTATTAGGAAATGGGTCTGCTACATATTTAGGGTTGAATTATTGTGTATCCCCCGTACAGGTGGGTACAGATACAGACTGGAATGATA